TAGTCGTTAGCGATGACATTCGAGATTCAATCCTTGAAAGCGATGTAGGAGCACAACTCTTATATTTCTTAGCATCTGATGAAGAATATGCTGAACGACTAACAAAAATGCCACTAGCTAAAGCTCTGAGAGAAATTGGCAAGTTAGAAGCGAAGTTTGAAGCAAAGGAAATAAAGCCTCCAAAAGCTGAAAAACAAAGGGAAGAAGTTTCAAGAAGTACAGCACCTAGCCCTATTAGGCCGTTGACTGGTGGCAAAGTTGGTAATGATGTGCTTTTAGACTCCAATGGTGAGTTTCATGGCACTTATTCACAATGGAAAGCTGCTAGACAGTCAGGTAAGGTTAGATAAACCTAATTTTTTTGGAGAATTAAATCATGGCAAATACATTGCTAACTATTTCCAAAATCACCAACGAAGCGTTGATGGTTCTGGAAAACGAATTAACATTTACATCTGAAGTAGACCGCAACTATGATGACCAATTTGCCGTTGTTGGCGCAAAAATTGGCGCAACAGTTAATGTACGCAGACCTGGTCGTTTCATTGGAACAACTGGTCCAGCTTTGAACGTAGAGGACTTGAACGAAACTTCAGTTCCAGTAACTTTGTCAACTCAGTTTCACGTTGATACCCAGTTTACGACTCAAGATTTGGCTCTTTCTCTTGATATGTTCTCTGACCGAATTTTGAAGCCAGCCGTTGCTGCTATTGCCAACAAAATCGACTTTGATGGTACAACAACTGCTGCTTTGAATACTGCTAACATCGTTGGTACTGCCGGTACACCTCCTACAGGTCTTTATACATACCTGTCAGCACAGGCTTACCTTGATTCTGAAGGCGCACCTCGTGATGGTCGTAGAAGCTGTATCGTTGAGCCATTCACTTCAGCAACTATTGTTGACTCCCTTAAAGGCTTGTTTGTTCCTACTGCTGAGATTTCTTCACAGTACACTAAAGGCTTGATGGGTCGTGATTCAGGTGGCATGAACTGGCGTCTCGACCAGAATATTATTTCACAAACTTTTGGTAACTTCTCTAGCTCTACTGTTACTGCTTCTGTTGCTACTACAACTGCTACTGGTTTCTTAACATCTGGTTGGGCTTCACAGTCTACAATCACTTTGACAGCAGCTAATACAGGTACTATCAACTTAAATGCTGGTGATACATTCCAAATCGCTGGTGTGTATGCAGTTAACCCACAAAATCGTCAAGCATACGGCACAAACAAATTGCGTTCATTCGTAGTTAAATCTGCTGTTTCAGTAGCTTCTGGTGCAAGCGTTTCCGTTACTGTTTCTCCTGCTGTTATTAGCGGTGGTCAGTTCCAGAACGTAAGTATCCCAAGTGCTTCTGCTACTGCTGCTGTAACCTTCTTTGCATCGCAATATAATGCAAGCGGTTTTGGTCTAGTTAGCCCACAGAACATCGTAATGCACAAAAATGCGTTCACAATGGCTATGGCTGACTTAGAGCTACCAGAAGGTGTACATTTTGCTGGTCGTGCAAGCGATAAAGAAATTGGTCTTTCAATGCGTGTAGTTCGTCAATACACCATTAACAATGACTCGATTCCTACTCGTGTAGACGTTCTATACGGCTGGGCTCCTTTGTACCCAGAACTCGCTTGCCGAGTTGCAGCTTAATAGCTAATAGCGGGGGCTAAAACCCCTGCTTTTATAAATATTTAAAGGAAAAAATCATGTCTAATCCAGGACCAGCAGTAACCACATCGCAACACCCACAAGGTGTAACATCAAACCAAGCTATCCGCCTTTTAGCGGTTAAGCAAGGTGTAAATGCTAACTTTGCTGGTGATACAGCAGTTCAAATTATCAACTCAAGCAACTTTTCTGTTTATCAAGTTGTCGTTGTTAATGCTTCAATTAGCTTAACTACTGCCACTTTTGCTGTTTACACAGCAGCAGCCAAGCAGGGAACAGCTATTGTTGCAGCAGCTACAGCACTTTCTCCTAATACAAGCCCGACTGTTGTAAACCAATACACAGTTGCAGCTACAGGCACACAAAGTGTTCAGAATCTTTATGTAAATATTGCTACCGCTCAAGGCGCAGCATCAACATTCGATATTTATATCTATGGTTACGACTTCTCAGTATTGTCTTAATTTGATTTAGTTTTAAGAAGAAGCCATGCTCAAAAGGTATGGCTTTTTTCTTTATTTAACATATAATTGAAGTACCTTATTTAAAGGAAAATATCATGCCTTCAACCACTCTTGCTCGTGGAAATTCAATTACTACTTTTTACATTGGGCCATCAATCACCCCTGTATCAGTAGCAGCTTCAACAACAGCAGCACAAACCTTTGCAGTTCCAGGTCTATTGACAACAGATATTATTCTTTCTCAAGGATATATTGCCAATCAAATCGCAGGAATCTTTATTGCTGAATGTGATTGCTTGACTGCTGGAATATTAACTATCCAATTTGGTAATTGCACAACAGGCGCAGTAGTTCCTACTCCTGGTGTTTATGAGTTCCAAATTGTACGTTCAGAAAATTATCCATTACCAGCTACAGCAGTTTAAGGAATAATCATGGCTTATAACTCAGCATTTTCCCCTTTTGGTCCTACTTATTTGGTTGGAAGCTTGGCTGCTGTACAAGTTAAATCTAGCAACAATGTGTACCCTTCAGGTTATCGAATTGTAAACATTACATCTAGTGCTATTCGAGTATCTTGGCAACCACAAGAGCCTAACGATGCGACCTCAACTCCTGTTGTTACAGCTCCTGCTTTGACTGTTCCTTCTGCTAACACCTTATATATTCCTGCTAATGGTGTAGCTGTATTTAGCGGTATTCCACCTAATGCTTGGTTTTTATCTAGTGCAGCTTCTAGTGCAGAAATTACACCTGGTGAAGGGATTGCATAATGAGCTCAAATCAAGTAGCTTCAACAGTTACAGTTCAAACAGTTCCTGTTCAAGCGCAGTTTAATACGGCTGGTGTATGTTTAGGTTTAGTAGGCCCTGGTGGAACTTTTTTTAGCCCTCCTTTAACTGGCGATACTATTAATCCATCGGTATTTCAAATGGGTGGTAATTTAATTGCTACCTCTACTGCTTTGCCTACCATTGGTAGTGGATTTGGTACAAGTCCTACTATTACAGCAACAAATACAATGATGTTTAAAGTTGTAGTAGGTACTGGTGGCGCAGCTAGTGGTTCAATTACTTTGCCAACTGCTGTAAATGGATGGCTTGCATTTGCTGCTGATGTAACAAATGGTAGCACTTTATTTTTGCAACTAACAGCTAGTTCAGCAACCTCAGTTACATTTACAAGCTATTCAGTAACAACTGGTGCTGCTGCAAATATGTCTGCTGGGGATGTAATTTTAATTAACGCTTTAGCTTATTAAAGGCAATACATGGCTGGCCCTTCCTCAACAGTAGACCAAAACATACTGCCAGTTCAAGCCTATTTTAATCTTGATGGTAGTTTTAATACGTTTATTGGGCAAGGTCAGCCTTTTGTAGTATCAGCAACAGAAAGTATTGGGATTATCAATACTTCTGTTTCTGGTACTTTTTATCCTACTTTTACTGCTGTAAATACAGGTCAAGTAACAACTCTTTCAGTTACTTCATCTGTTTATAAATTTAACCCTGGAACTGGTGAACTTTCAGCACCATTTTTTGATGGATTTTTAAATGGTACGGCATCGGAAGCTAATAACATAGCTGGTGGCGCATCTAGCCAATTACTTTATCAAACTAGCGCAAATACTACAGGCTTTGTTCCTAATGGTATTTCAGGTCAGTTTTTAGTATCTAATGGCACTTCTGCTCCTTCATGGTCAAGCGTAGCTACTTCAGTAACGATTGTTGACCAAACAACTAGCTCAAGTACGTTTTACCCATTATTTTATAGCGCAACAAGTGGCTCTACTAATACTGTAGAAACTTCATCCACAAAATTACAATATGTTCCATCTACAGGAACATTCACTTCAACTGTATTTAGCGGTTCAGGAGCAGGGCTAACCAATATCCCTAACTCTGCCCTTACTAATTCTAGTTTTACGCTAGGAAGCACCTCTATTAGCCTTGGGAGCACCACTACAACTATTGCTGGATTAACTAGCGTAACTTCTACTACTTTTGTAGGAGCATTAACAGGCAATGCCTCAACTGCTACAACTGCTACAACTGCAACAAACGCAACAAATATTGGCATTACAGACAATACAAGTTCTATAGCAACTTGGTATCCAATGATTGTATCGAATACAACTGGAAATTTACCGGCTACAACAAGTTCTACTAAATTGTCTTTTGTTCCAAATACAGGAATATTAAGCGCTACAACATTTAGCGGTTCAGGCGCAAGTCTTACTTCTATTCCTAATTCTGCCCTTGTAAATTCAGCCATCACAATCAATGGCGTATCAACAGCATTGGGCGGTTCAGCTTCTGTAGGTACGGTTACTAGCGTAGCGGCAACAGCAGGAACTGGAATTAGCGTATCAGGTAGCCCAATTACTGGTAGCGGTACTTTAAACATTACCAATACTGCGCCTGACCAAACCGTTGTTTTAAATAATGGTACAGGCATTAGCGTTACTGGAACTTACCCTAACTTTACTGTTACCAATACAGCACCATCAAGCGGTGGAACTGTTACATCCGTCACGGCAACTGCTCCAGTAGCTTCTACAGGTGGCACAACCCCTGTAATTAGTATGCCTGCAGCTACTACATCGGTTAGTGGATATTTAACATCTACTGATTGGAATACATTTAATAATAAATCCAATACCACAGGCACAGTAACTTC